TACCAAAGAAGATATTCCACAACTCCATCACGTTATACAATCTTACGATACAGCGTTCTTAAAAAAAGAAACAGCTGACTACTCGGCGATTACTACGTGGGGTATTTTTTATCCATCAGAGGACGAGGGCGCTAATTTAATTTTACTCGATGCAGTCAAAGGCAGGTACGAGTTTCCAGAGTTAAGAAGACTGGCCCTTGAACAGTACGAGTATTGGAAGCCTGAAACGGTTATTGTAGAAGCAAAAGCCAGTGGTTTGCCATTGACCTACGAGTTAAGAAAGATGGATATACCGGTGGTAAACTTTAGTCCAAGCAAAGGCAACGACAAGCACGCCAGAGTAAATTCAGTTGCACCTTTATTTGAATCTGGTATGATATGGGCACCGGAGCAGAAATTTGCAGATGAAGTCATTGAAGAATGCGCTGCATTTCCATACGGGGATCATGATGACTTGGTCGATTCAACAACACAAGCTATCATGCGATTTAGACAGGGCGGTCTAATCGGTCACCCTGAAGATTATGTCGACGCAAAAGTCGAGCAACGTAAAAGGAATTATTACTGATGATTAGATTCGGAATGAGTTTAATGGAGATGATTAGTCAACTAACCAAAGGTTATGTTAAAGCTACTGGTAAACAACCTGATAATTTAGCCAGAATAAAAATCAGACAAGAAGCGTTAAAAAGATTAGAAGATCAAAAAAAAGTTGTTGATATGGAAGGTAAGCCTATTGATGTATCAAAAGGTATTATGGGTGGTAAACAGATTCAAGACTCTCCAGAGTTTGGTGCAAAAATCAGAGAGACTTACGACGAAGCAAAAGGACCAGGTAAAGGTCAGGAAATGGTAGATGCCTTAAAATCACCTGGAGCTGAAAAATCATACAAGATTATAGAAGATCAACTTGGTGTAAAACTTTATGGTGACGAAACATTTGATGAGATTCTAAAAATACAAAAAACAGGTAAACATCCAAGAGGTGAACCTAAAATAAAAAGTATGGTTGAAGATGCAATCGACAATGCATCACCAGGATTTGTAAGAGGAGATAGAAAATATAATGCACAACTTGTTGCAGAAGATTTAGCGGAAAAAAAATTTGGTAAAGAGTTTTATGATTTAGATCAAAAACAACAGATCGATCTTTATGATGAAGCGCTTGAAGGATTATCAGAACAAACAAGAGGTATGCCTGATCCAGAAGACCTTGCACAAGGTGGACGTGTAGGTTTAAAAACAGGAATGACTCGTAGAGCTTTTCTAGCTTTGATGGGTAGCATTGGTGCAGGAATCGGAGCAGCTAAATCAGGATTATTATCTCTTACTGGTAAACAAGCTGCAAAAGAAGTTGCAAAACAAACAGTGACACCAACTTCACCACCGCCATATTTTTTTAAGCTGGCAGAAAAAATTAAAAAATATGGTAAGCCATCAAAAACACAACCTCAAGAAAGAGTGAACGAATATTCTTACACAGGTAAAAATGGTGACGAGTATACAATGACAGAGGATATTACATCAGGGGATATAGAGATTATAAAAGATAAAACAGGTATTGGAACTTATGGTGATAAATCTTTTGACACAATTAATAACAGAAGTGTTATGCAATATAAATCTGGTAAAGGCATGGCTGATGAAGGAACTAAAGGAACACCAGCAGATGAATATGATGAGTACGAAGTTATATTTGATCAAGATGGAACGATGGGTGATGCTGATGACATGGCAGAACAAATTAAAAAAGAAATTATTGAAGAGGCAAAAACTGATGTCCCACCAATTAAAAAAGCAGGTGGTGGTCTTGCTTACATGTTAGGAGAATAACATGGATGAAGAACTATTACGTATTATAGATCTATTCGACGACGACGAAGTAACCACAGCAGATAAAATCGACAGACCCGCTGCAGCATCATACAGAGAAATGTTTGATGACTTTAACGCACGTAATACGTTTGCTAATGGCGGCATATCTTTAAAAGAAGTTAACCAATATAGAAAAGAAGGATTAACAGCTAAAGAGATTACTGAAAAACTTAATGTGGGTTTAAGTAAGTATGAAGAATTTTTAACAAAAAATAAATCTAAATTAGTTAAAGTTTCTCCTAAAAAAATAACTGATCCTGACAGAATAAAAGCTTTAAATGAAGCTGCAAAAAAATATGGCTACAAGAGTTTTGATGATGTTCCAACAACTAAAATAAAAAAACCTGGAGAAAGAGGTTATGGTGATAGAGAAAAAGTTTTAGCAGAAGCAACAAGAAGACAAAAAAATGTACCAGTAGGTAAAGGTTCACCTGGAGTACCAAGACCTGTTGGAGAGGATTTTGTTTCTCCTATGACAGATCCTGAAATAGTAGCAAGAAATGTAGCCACTAGAAGAAAAAATTACCAAGCTACACCAATAGGTCAAAGATTACAATGGATAGCTGACAATGGTAAAAACTATGATGATCCTAAAACTTTTATAAAAGCATACGAAAAACATTTTAAACATAAATTAGGAAGTCCAAAAGATGCTTTGTTTGGTAAAGCTGGAGATACAAGAGTATATTTATCAAACATCGATGGTTTGCAAAATACAGGTAAAACAGGATTACAGGGCGGAGATCTTTTTTCTTTTAAGAAAGGGTTTTCTGAAGAAGAATTATTCAAAGCATCTATGATTCAAAACAATCCTAAAATTAAAAAACAATTTAAAGAATTATTTAAACAGGTGCATAATAATGTAGGCCAGTTTTCTGAATTAGGACCAGAAAGTCTTGTTGAAAGATTAAACAAGGGTAAACTTTTTAAAGACTTTGATTTTGTTAAATTTGGAGTGGGATCTGGAATTACAAGAAATAGTTTGTTAAATGTTGCTAACGTAAATCCAGAACATGTAACTTCTTTTCAAAGTGTAAGACAACCATTAATGTCGATATCAAGAATTATACAAAATTTAAAAAACCCATCTTTTGCAAAAGGTTTTGGAATTAGTCCATCAACAGCCACAAAGATAAGAGGTCAGTTAGATAATTTTTTAGAAGGTGAAAAAAATCTTATAGCGGACATAAGAAAAGTAAATAATGAATTGGGTGATGTAAAATTTAATCAGATCTTTGGTGGGGTAAACTTTGAACATACGTTAGCAAAACAATTTGGAAAAGATTACAAATATCTACCTAGAAATTATTTATTAAAAGGTCAGTTTACAACTAGAAATTTTAATCTGTTTAAAAAAGAAGTTTTTGATCTTCCATTAATTCGATTAATGAAACAATATGAGCAGGGAAAAGTTTCTGGTGAACGAGTTCAAAAATTTATTGATGACTTTAATGCTAAAACAAATAATTATGCTGATTTTAGTTTTGATGTAAAAAAAGGTCAACTTGCATATGCTGACAACGCAGTAAAATATGATTTAAGTAGATACGCTGATCCTAATATTGCAAGACAAGAATTAATAAAAAATATAGACTTAACAATGTCTCCACAATTTCAAAAAGGTTTTGCAGATCTAACTGCAGCTAGAGATCAACTTAAATTATTTAAATCGAAAGAGGCTCAAAATGCAAGAAATCTTTTGGCAAGAATAGGTTGTCCAGGTAAGGGGTCAGGTGGCCGTGTTGGATTTTTTGAAGGACAGAATGCACAGGTTTGTGCAGATAGAGGACTTATAAAATTAAAAACAACCGACCCTAAAAATTTATCACCAGGAGATCAAAGAAATTTTCAAAATTTGACTAAAACATTACAAGCCGGAAGAGTTATAAAAAATTTTTTAGGACCAGTAGCCTTGGCTTACGAAGGATTATTTGCTTTACCTTTTGCTGCGTACGATTATCAAGCAGGTAGACCTGGAGCAGACATATTAAAAAACGTAGCTACTCTTGGATTTATGGATCAAAAACTTAGAGACGCTGAATTAAAAAAAATAGATCCAACTTACGGACAAGCTCAAAAATTAGATGAAGTTGGTGCAAGATTTGACGAACTAGAAAGATTATCACAATTTGGTACTAAAGGCCAAAGGATAAGAAGCAAGAAAAAATTTGAAAATATTATACCTGAATTACAACAAGCTTACGAACCTTTTATGGTCGATGGTGTGGTTGATTCAAATTTATATCTAAAAAATTTAGCCGATTCTTTAGCAGCAGAAGAAGAGTTACAAAAACAATATGATATTAGGGCACAAGAAAGAAAATCAGAATTTGATTTAGGTGACCCTTTTATGGCAGCAGGTGGTGGTATTGCAGGGTTATCTGGTGGCATAGACGAAGGCCCACAAACAGTATCGATGAATCCAGATTCACAAGGGTTGCGATCTTTAAAAAACCGTGTTAGAAACTTATAGGAGTATAAATGGCAGATATAGATAAAGGACTCCCGAACACTAGAACCAAACTTGAAGTTCCTTCAGAAAAGGAATTACAAGAAGAAGTTGTCGTTCAGGAAGAACCACAAAAAGGACCGATTGAAGTTATACCAGAAGAAGATGGTGGTGTAACATTAGACTTTGAACCAGGATCAATCAACGTCCCTGGAACCGAATCACACTTTGATAATTTAGCAGATCTTTTACCAGACGATGTACTAGAGCCAATAGGCAATGAGATGGTTCAAAATTATATGGACTACAAAGCATCCAGAAAAGATTGGGAGCAAGGATACATACAAGGTTTAGATCTTTTAGGATTTAAATATGAAAATAGAACAGAACCCTTTCAAGGAGCTAGTGGTGCAACGCATCCAGTAATGGCAGAAGCTGTTACACAATTTCAAGCACAAGCTTACAAAGAATTATTACCAAGTGATGGACCTGTGAGAACACAAATTATGGGAACAAAAAGTGCAGCCACAGAACAACAAGCAACACGTGTAAAAGATTTTATGAATTATTTAATTATGGATCAAATGAAAGAGTATGAAGCTGAGTTTGATTCTATGTTATTTCATTTACCATTAGCAGGATCAACATTTAAA